GACAAATGTATGCTCTTGGACAATTAGTTTCAAAAACTATGGATGGTTCAAGACCTGGGTATCGTGGTGATGCTGCAGGACATGGAACTGGAGATCCGGGAGAATCGGATGGACCAGGAGCTGGAGGTGGAGGTGGAAATAATGAAGGACCAAGTGCTAGAGATCAGCATATGGGAACTTTAGGTAAAACTGGACCAACAGACAAAGGCCTTAAAGGTGATGATGCAAAATTAGATTATCTTACAACAAGATATCAAGACATTAATTTAAATCCAACTCAAAGAGATGATTTTAAAAATTTTCAAAAACAAGTTGGTTATTCTATTAGTCCAAGTTCTAAACCTTCCAATAGAGTATTAGGTGGTTTGTTAAGTATGTTTACCGGTATTCCAGGTTTAGGTTATTTTATGGGAAAAGCTATGGATTCAACAGCAATGGGTTATGGTTTAGGTACAGGTACGACTAGTGATGATGGTGGTGGAAATAGAGAACAATATGGTGCGGTAGGTCAATATTCTGGACCACCAAGTGATGTAGTAGGAGGAGAAGGTATAACAAGTATCTATGATGCAAGACCTTATCAAATGGTACAAAACGTAGAAGTTGAAGATCCTGTGCAAAATCTTTTTGCTTCTAGATTTTTACAAAACCAACCAGATCAAGTTAGAGAATCAATTGAGGCAAACATGCCAATAAGATTTTCAAATTTATTTACATAATGGCAAAGATAGTACAAACATTAACTAGAGCAAGTAATGAATATCAAGAAGACGTAGCACAGTCTTTAGTTAGAGATTTAGATGCGGTGTTAGAAAAATTAAACACAACGTTTCAAGAAGAATTAAAACAGGAGATAGAAGCTAGAAGTTTCTTTTTAGATTAATGGCAGTAGTAAACCAATACAAATTTGCAGGTATAGATAATAATACAAGTGGTAGTGCACTAACACCATTAGGATCTGGCAATCCTTTAGTTAGTGAAACGTATGTTATAAAATCTATTCTTGTTACATCAGCTGGCACACCTAGTGTAACTGTTTTAAATAATAGTATTACAGCTATTAAATCAGTAGCATTAACAGCTAATCAAACAAAAGAATTATTAACTCAACCGCTAATAGTAGAAGGTGGAAAAACCTTTACAGTGCAGTCAAGCACATCAGATTCATTTGACGTAGCTATTAGCTATTTAAATATTAAAAAGGAGATAGTAACATAATGAGTGAGATAAAAATGTTAACACCAAAAGAAATAATAACTACAATTAAAAACAAGAAAACAGGCGAGATCTATGAGACCGAAGAGGCTTTAAAAGCTGCAAATATACCTGAAGAGGATGTGCAAAGAGATGTAACAGTTATCATGCCATCTCTTGATTTAATAGGAAAAACAAAGTAATATGAGAAACTCTTTAAAATAAGGCAATTATGGCAATAACAGATATACAAATTTCAGAAGAATTAGAAACTAACGCACCATCTATAAAGTATAGTGGTAATGAAGGTCCTAAATCACCACAAGAAGAACAGATGATGATGGCTGATGCTATACTAGAAGAAGAATACAACAAATACGTATTTGATTTATTAGAAATTAGACCTGAAGCTACACCAATGACATTAGAAGAATTTAGACAAATGGTTATTGCAGAAGGACAAATGAGTAAAGGTCCAATTTTACCAAGTCCAGAAGATCCAGTTAATCCTTTTCAACCAAAACCACAAGGACCAGTATTACCTGACAGACAAATGGCAGCGTATGGTGGTATCATGGGTGTAGATGGTAGACGTCAATATGGTCTTGGAAGTTCACTTAAAAAATTTGTAAGAAAAATTATACCAAATGAAGTTGCAGAAGTTGCAGAAAAAGTTGCACCTTTCGTTGCACCCTTTAATCCATTAGCTGCAGGTATAGCATCTGCTGTAGGAAGTTTTGATAGAACCGGTAGAGTAGGTTCTTCCCTTATGTCTGGATTAAAAAATTATGGTATAGGTCAATTAACTAGAGGTATTGGTGGTGGCATGGATAATTTACAGGGAATGTCTTTCAGAACTCCCCAAGGATCTTTTTTTAGTAGCCCTATTCAAGACACTGGTGGAATAGGTAAAATATTAAGTAAATCTAAACAACCAAGATTTACACCTTCAGGAAATAAAAATGTAAGATTAGATCAACAACCAAGTATATTTAGTAATGCAGCAGGAACAGGTGATGCTTCAATTGCAGAAGCTATTGGTGGTGGTGGTAATAAAGGTATTACGACAGTAGCACAAGAAGTAACACAACCTAGTTTTTTAAAAAACACATTAAAATCAATAGGAGAATATATACCAACATCTTTAGGTGATCTTTCAGATCCTAAAAAATTACTTGGAGGAGCAGGAATTATTTTTGCTGCAAAAGAAATGTTAGGTGGTGGTCCTGATAAAGTAGTGTCAGAAATTATGGACCGTGGTGAAGGATTAGATATAGCTGGTATTAGAGCAGAAGTACAAGCAGCATTTAAAGATCCAACAGGTGAACAATTATCAGCTCTTAGAGTTAAATACCCTTTCCTAGGAACACAAGCATCTAAAAATTTAGCTGCTATGGCTATGGGTGGTAGAATAGGGTTTAAAACTGGATTATTAGTTCCAGAAGATGAAATGACAGAAAAAACAAATCAAATGATTTTACAAATGCACAACCGAGGAGCAGATATAGATACTATTTCTACTATAACTGAAAAAGATGCTGCTTACATAAACTCTATAATATCTTCACAAAATCAAAAAGCAGAAGGTGGGATCATGGACCTTGGTGGTATGGAAAAAGATTATAGAGCTGAAGGTGGCTTTGTGCCAATAGGAAAAGCAGAAAAAGCAGACGATGTGCCTGCAAGATTAAGTGTAAATGAGTTTGTATTTACTGCAGATGCTGTTAGAAATGCAGGTGGAGGAGATATAGATAAAGGCGCAGAAGTTATGGAAAACATGATGAAAAATTTAGAAGCTGGAGGACGTGTGTCTGAGGAGTCACAAGGTATGGGTGGCGCTCAACAAATGTTTGAAGTTTCGGAAAGATTAAGCGAGGTAATATAATGGCATTTGATTATTTAGAACAAAGAAAAAAAGATAAAAAAAATGAGACTCCTATGGGTAAACAAAGAAGAAAAGAGGGTCTAGTAAGTATAGCTCCATCTGCGATGGTAGAAGGTGTAACTTACCATAAAGATATGGATACTCTTACGCATACAGGACCTGGTAAATTAAAAAAAGAAAAAGGTAAGTATAAAAATGTTAGAACTAGCAAAACAGGACCAAGAAAATTTAAAGGTGGCGGAGTAGCAACAAGAGGATTAGGGAGAGCATTTATGAAAGGCGGAAAAGTATAATGGCTGTACAACAAACACAAGCACTTCCACCACAATATGTAGAAGATCTACAAAAAGATTTTGGACAACAGTTAACAGCATTAACAGCTTCTCCATTAGATACATCTAGATTTGCACCAACAGTTGCAGGTCAAGATACATTGCAAACTCAAGCAGCTACTTTAGCTGGATCTGGTGTTGGATCTTTTGCTCCTTATATTACACAAGCAGGAGCTTATTCAGGACCTACAGGTTATCAATCTTTTATGTCTCCGTATCAACAAGATGTAATTGATACAACACTTGCTGAGTACGACACACAAGCAGCTCAAGGTATACAAAGTATAGCTGATCTAGCAGCTAAGTCTGGAAATTTAGGTGGTGGTAGAGAAGGTGTTATGAGATCACAATATCAAAACAAATCAGATTTAAACAGAGCATTATTACAATCAGGATTATTACAACAAGGATTTACACAAGCTAATCAATTAGCAAACCAAGCTTTTACTCAACAACAAGGTTTAGCCGGATTAGTTCCAACATTAGAAAAAGGTGACATCAGTACTTTGGGTCAAGTGGGCGCGATCCAACAAGCACAGGCACAAGCAAATCTTGATGCAACAAGAGAAAAACAAAGACTAGAAGCATTTGAACCTTACGATAGACTAGGTTATCTAGGTCAAGGAATAGCTAGTATTGCATCTGGAGCACCAGGACAATATCAATCATCTGTTGTACCAAACCCAACTCCGTTGCAGACAGCTCTGGGTGTAGGTTCAACATTAGGAGGTCTATACGGTAATATTATGGGACCTTACAGAACAAGAACTATCTAATGAATAATATATTTAGAAGACCAATGTTTAGAAAAGGTGGTATGGCTTCAGGTGGTATTACATCTGGATTAAGACAAGGTTACAATACTAACGAAAATAATCTTGTGCAACAAAACGACTTTTCTAAATTAGGACAAGTGCAATCTGATTTAGCTTTGTTAAATCAATTAGCACCAGCACCTGTTAGACAACCTAGTACAGCAGCAAATGATTTTATGATTGGTTTAGGTTTAAACTTAGCATCTATACCTCCACAAGGAAACATTTTTCAAACAGCAGCGATGGCTGCTAAAGATCCATTTGCTAAATTTCAAGAACAGAAACAAAAAGAAAATCTTATAGACATGCAAGCTCAAGGAGATCAAAGATCAACAGTTGCTGCATTAATGAAAGGCATAAATGATGACGATAAAAATAAATTATTTGCTGAAGCAAAATACATGGTAGAAAAAGGTGCAACTAATCCTTTTACCAATGAACCATTTAAAGATATTAACGAAGCATATGATGTTTTAATTAGAAAATCTTTAATGAGTAAAGAAAGTTTAAAAACTGATGAAGCTATATTTAATGAAACCTTAGAAACATTATTTAATCAAAATTTAAAAGATGTAAATTTTAAAGGAAACAATCTTGCTGCTAGAAAACTAGCAGAACATGAAGCTAAAGTTATTCATGGTAAATATCCAAAAACATTAACTGATCAATTTGATTCACAAACAACTTACATTGACTCTGTATATGTTGATGTAGATGCTGATGGAAACATGATACTAAATAACATTGGAGCAAATGTAGGTTATAGACCTAACAAAATATATTTTAACATTGCAGACGGAGCCTTTTATAAACTAGAAGCAGATAAAAAAACATTTACTGTGGTTGATATAAACGACTTCGCAGATTAAGGAGTCAGGCTATGGCCGAAAAAGATAAAAAAACTATTAAAGACCAATTAGATGATCCGCTTTTCGAAGCTTTAGGTGGTCTTAATATATTTGATATGCCTACACCAGGCGACGCTCGTAAAAGACTTTTAGAAGCTAAAGAAAAAGAGAAAGAAAAAACTAAAAACGAAGAGCTTATAAGTACATTACCTAAAGGTAGTAAAGGTTATCTTGAAGCTAAAGATCAAAGTATTATACAACAAGCTGAAGAAAACAATGAAGTTAGTTTAGGTGAGTCAGTATCTAATGCAATTGTATCAGGAGCTATTAAAATTCCATATGGTTGGGCACAACTTACTGCAGAAATAATGGATGCAATTGGTGATGATGTACCAGTAGATCAAACAAATGTTGCTAAATTAGATGCATGGTTTGACTCAACTATTATTGGTCAATTACAAAATTATTCAGAAGAAAAAGCAAAGGCTACAGGAGCAGGTAGAATTGCAGAATTTATGACTAATCTCTATGGTAACTGGCGAGCAGCTGGTAAACCTTTAGCTAAGTTTATTGATGATCCTACAACTATATATAAAAAATCTAAAAAGATTGCAGACAAATTAGTAGATGCAAAAAAGAATGGTAGGTACATTTCATCTAATAGTAAAAATTTAAAAAAGACTGCAGACAAAGTTAAGGAACTAAACTTTGGTAAAAAAGTAAGACAGTGGACAGGGATAGCTGTAGGCGGCGGAGTGACTGGTGGTTTAGTTGCCGATACAGAGGACATTGGAACATGGGGTGATTGGTTATTCGAACCAGGTCATTATAGTTCTTTGGACAGAGTTAAAAAAGATACCTCTACTGATGATGCTCTTAGAAAATTACAAAACAGATTAAAGTTAGGTGGAGAAATGGCTTTTCCCATAGCTCCTTTCTTTTATGGTATTGGTAAGTTTGGTAAATTTGCATCTAAATATGGTGGGGATGCTGCGTTCAGTAATAAAGCTGTGGAAAAATGGGCTGATAAATATGTAATGAAACCATTTAGAGCAAGATCTGATAGACCTAGACCTATCTTTCAAGGTGTACAAAGACTAGAAGGAAAGCAGGCTGTAGCACGGAACATGGCCCAAGAATTAAATAGAAGAATTAGTTATGATTATAATAATATTTTTCAATCTACAAGAAACGCAGCGCAAGCTGTAGACAATCCTGGAATTATTAATGACATGTTAGTTAATTTTATGAAATCATCTGATGATGTAATTAAAAAAGGTAAAATAGTTTTTCCGGGTTTTAAAAATGAAAAAGAATTTGCAAAATCATTAACTAAATTAGGTGCTAAACAAAAAGACATAGATGTTTTATTAGCTAACTTAACTAAATACAGAAACACTATGAACACATTTAAAAATTCTATTTTACAAGGTGGTAATTTAAATGTTGCTCCTAAACAATTTAATGAAATAATGAATGATCGTTTTAAAAATTTTCTGTCAACAGAATATAAAATACTAACTGACAAAGGTGTGGGTCCTGTTTCAGGATTTAAACCCACAAACGAAGCAGTAGATGCTGTAGCAGATACATTTGTACGTTATGCTAAAAGCAACGGTGTTAATTTAAGTAAAGCAAATGCAAGAGAAGCAGTGTTAGATATAGCTGATAACGTATCTAAAAACCCTATAACTAAAACTCCTGAGTTTGTTTATCCAGTACAAAGTATAGGAGCTGACAAAGCAACACATGTAAAAAATATTGCAGAAAATATTACAGGTGGTGGTAAATTTAAACCAGATAAAAAAGGTGGTTTAATACAAACTAAATCAGACTTAGAGGCTTTTAAAAAATTGTTTGGTGCTAATCAAAATGCAGAAAGAATTATTGTAAATACTATGGAAGATCTTGGTGGTATTGCAGCAAGAGATAATTTTTACAATGCAATGAAAGAAGCATCAGATTTATTACTTTCTCAAGGTAAACGTGCATTAGTATATCCAAATAGACTAGATGCAATTAAAGCATTTAAAAATGCTACTAATCAACCAGGATTAAAAACTGTTACAACTTCACCTAGTGGGTTAAAATTAAGTGCCAACTTAGCAGAAGAATATTATACAAGTCCTTTAGATGGAATGTTTACTAACGATGTAATAACTCAAGCATTAAAGTTTGGTGACAAACTTCCTTTGAGTGGTATTACAAAAAGTTTAGCATACAGATATATGTTTTTAATACCAAAAGGTTTAACTCAATTTGGTAAAACAGTGTTAGGTCCTTTTACTCACGGTAGAAATTTTACATCGGGAGCTGTCACTACAATAGCAACAGGTAATATATTTATACCACCTGCAGAAATAGCTGGTGCAATGAGTCAAGCTTTTAAGGCTTTACAACCTCAAACTATGTACCGAATAACTAAAAACCCTAAATACTTAAATGCAGATGCAGATCAAAATATGTATCGTTTCTTTTTAGATGAAGGAATGGTTAACTCTAGTGCTACATATAGAGAAGTAATGGGTCTTGTTACTGATATACAAAAAGGTGGAGATTTTTTTGATAGAGCTTTCAAAGTATTTGGTAACAAAATGAAAAAACTTACAGGCACAGTAGACTGGGCTCAAGACATGTACATTGCTGAAGATGATTTTTGGAAAATGTTTAATTTTTTTGGTGAAAATTATAAACTTAATAGAGCATGGTCTAATGCAATTAAGAAAAAATTAAAAAACCCATTAACTAATAGACCATATACTAATGCAGACATACCTAGTCAGTTAGATATAATGAAAAAATCTGCACAAACTATTAGAAATACATTACCTAACTACGCTTATGTATCTGATTTTGTAAAAGGCACAAGAAGATCACCACTAGGTAATTTCGTATCATGGCCTGCAGAAATTATGAGAACAACAGGGCATATTGTTAGAAAAGGTTTAGAAGAAATTAAAGATCCAGTAACTGCAAGAATCGGTTACGAAAGATTAATTGGATTAGGTACAGCTTATGCTGTTATTCCACCAATGTTAGTTGAAGGTGTAAGAGGATTGTATGGAATAACAAGAGATCAATTACAAGCAATAAGAGAGATGGTTGCACCTTGGTCTACAGGATCAACACTAATTCCAGTTAGAGATGAAAAAGGAAATTATAAATACATAGACTTTAGTGGAGCATTTTTTTATGACACTGTACTTAACCCTGTGCAACAAGTTATATCACAAGCAGATATACAAGATACTGAGCCATTAATTCCTGCAATGATGGATGGAATGTTAAAAGGTTTTGATAGATTAATAGAACCATTTTTTGGAGAATCTATTTACTATGGACTAATAGCCGATCTATTTATTAGAGGTGGTGAGGACAGAGATGGTAATAGAGTATGGAATCCTGAAGATGATTTAATTGATAAATATATAAAAGGCATGACTCATTTTGCTTACACTGCATCACCGTTATCATATCCACAAATAAAAAGATTGTATGCAGCGGTCAATGATAAAACTATTAACGGACAAAAGTACGATATACCTAACGAATTGTTAGGTTTTTTTGGAGCAAGACCTGTAGAAATAAGACCATTAAATGTAATTAACTTTTCTGTTGCTGACTTTGTAGAGGCAGAAAGAAATCAAAGACTTTTAATTACAGAAAATATGTTTACTGGAGATCCTGTTACAGACAGAAATTTTGTAATTGAGCAGTATTTTAAAGCAAACAAAAAAAGATTAGATTCACTAAGTAAACTTAGAAGACAAGTAGATGCTGCAATTATATTAGGAGCAAATCCTAAAAAAATATATAAAGAATTTTATGATAGAGGTAAAGGTAATTTGTATGTACAAATGATGAAGAATAAATTTGTACCATTTAGTTCTGACATGAAATGGGCTCATGAAAAAGCATTGGAAGATGCAAGAGAAAAAGGTTTACCAAATCCATTAGATGGTAATAGTAAAATACTTGCAATTATGGAAAAGATATTAGGTAAAGCTCAATTTTTAAATACCGATTACATTTTAAACTTAGAAGATTTTACAACACAAGTTAATAAAGAAATGTCTAAATTAGAAGCACCACCTTTAGACACCCAACCAATGCCTAATAATTTAACAGCTAATACACCACAAAAAAATGTAATTACAAACTTGACACCTAACGAAGAAGCATTACTATCTCCAACGGAAAAGGTAATAGCAGGTAGAACATAATGACAAGAAAATCAGCATTACAAAAAATAGAATCACATGAAAAGCTTTGCAGGATAATGCAAAAGCAAACGTTTGAACAAATAAAAGAAATGCAAGATCGAATTAAAAGATTAGAATATTGGATTGTTGGAGGCATGGGAGCCGTACTATTAATTTTACTTACAGACATCGCATAAAAATGGAACTTACACGAAATTTTACTCTTCAAGAGCTGACTAAATCAGACACAGCAATCAGGCATGGGATTGATAATAATCCTAATGCTGATCAAATAGAAAAATTAAAAATACTTTGTGAAAAAATTTTACAACCAGTACGTGATCATTTTGGCAGAGTTAAGGTGACTAGCGGATTCCGTAGTCCAATTTTGTGCCAAAAAATAAATAGCTCACCAAATTCGCAGCACGCGCGTGCAGAAGCCGCCGACTTCGAAGTTGTAGGAGTGGACAATGCAGAACTTGCCGATTGGATACATAGAGAGTTAGAATGGGATCAATTGATCCTCGAGTTCTACACGCCCGGAGAACCCAATTCGGGATGGATACACTGCAGCGTTACAGAAAGCACACCACGAAAACAATTCTTGCATGCGTTTAGGGAAGATGGTAAAACTAAATATAAACCAATAATAGGTAAAGCTAAAGATATACTGTGATAACTATAATGTTAGATGATTATCTATCTCACGAAGAGTGCGATAGTTTAATAAAATACTATAAAGAAAATGAAGAAAGATTATCTGTTAAACATGGCATGATATATCCGTTAAAATTTAAAGAAGGCTATCATAAATTTCCAGATCTTGTTAATCGATTAAATGCAACAGCAAAATTATTTGGAAATAACCAAATAAATTGGATGCAAATTGTTAAGTGGCCTGTAGGTGCTTTTCAATTACATCATCATGACCAATCTCAACCAGACATTACTTTATCATCTATACTTTATTTAAATGATGACTATGAAGGTGGTCAAACAAACTATGAGGATGGCACTATTTTTAAACCTAAAAAAGGTAGGCTTTTACTTTTTGATGGCACTTATCATAAGCATGGTGTGAGAGAAGTTAAAAATAATGTAAGGTATACAGTAGCTACTTGGTATAAAAAAATATAATGTTTTTAGAAATACAAAAATGTTTTACAGACGCAGAGTGTAATGAATTCTCATCTAGATGTGGTGCGTTAATTCAAAAAAACAAAATGAATTCTGAATTAAACAGAGAGGGAAACACTGTACAATTTCCAGAACATCCAGAAATAAAAGACTTGTGGAAATTAGTTTCAGAAAGAGTCATGCATTATTATTTTAACAAAATAATGCTAGCTTATAATTTAAGTAATATACCTGTAGCTGACAGTGGTTTTGCTTTTCATAGATACAAAGCTGGAGATAAACTTTACAATCATGCAGATGAGATATTTTCTAGAAACACCGGAAAAATTAATCCTAGATTATTATCATTAGTAATTCATTTAACAGACAATGAAGATGCTGAGTTAGTCTTTCCAAGACAAAATAAAAAAATAAAATCAGAAAAAGGTAAAATAACCTGCTTTCTACCTAACAATTGTTTTGAACATTACATGAATAATAACTCTGGTAAAGACAGAGATGTTTTGGTAACCTGGGTAGAGGACAAAAGCATAGAATGCACATTAAACTTAAATAACAACAATAAAATTTAGCGCGCCTCGCGTATATATCCTATTAAATCCATGACTTTAATTCTTCTCCTAAAACTTCTGATGCTATATCTATTTTTTTGCGTAGAGCTTGCACGATTTTTTCATCCACTGTATCGTCCGCCATTAAATCGACATAAGTTACCGATTTTTTTTGGAATAGTAAATTACGGTGTTTGCAGCCGTCAAAGTAATGCCATAGCCGCCCGTAGAAGGCGTTCCAACCATAAACCGGCACTTAGGGTCGGACTGAAAACGCTTAATATTAGGTTGTCTATCTTCTTGTGGTGTTAATCCATAGTAGTCAACAATGGACCCCGGACCATAAATTTTATTTACCTCTTTTATTATAGACTTAATATCATATTGATAATGAGCCCATATAATTGCTTTGCCTTCTGTTTCTTCTAAAACATTCATTAGTTCAGTAAGTCTATTATTAGGAATATGTTGTGTACTACCATCGTCAGCAGTAAAGTGACCACAAGTTATTTGTTGTAGACGCATAAGTTGAGTCAAAGTATTTACAGTTGTAGTCTGTTTACCTTTAAGAATTGCTATTGCTTCTTGTTTCATTTGTTCATAAAGTTTACGTTGATCAGGTGACAATTGTATTTCACGTTTAATAAATATTTTGTCTGGTAAATCTAAACAATCTTCTTTTAATACTCTGTATGAAAAAGGTTGTAGTTTTTCAGATAGCTCTCCTAAATTTCTAAATCCAGCCACTAATTGTATACGTCTACCAGATATATTAGCAGTTTTCATAACTGCATATCTCATACGAAATGAGTAGTAGGATTCATGATCTAAATGAAAAGGATCTAAAAAATAACACTGACTAAATAAATCTAAAGGATTTTTAGTAACAGGAGATCCTGTCATAATTCTTCTATACTTAGAATTTTTAGACATCATTAAAATATTTTTAGTTCTCTTAGCCATTGGATTTTTAATAGATGTAGATTCATCAATAGCCATTAAAGTGTTGTGACACGACAAAAATTTTTCAGCAAAAGCTTTACCTTTTTCTGTGCTAAAAGCTTCTACATTCATAATTAAAATATGTAAGCCTTCACCAGTTTTAAACAAAGTATCTAATTTTTCTTGTTGTTTTTTATTAATTGCTGATTTCCATAAAACTGTAACATGATTTATATGGTTAGGTAGATGAGTAGGTAATTCATTATTATACCAAGTTCCAACAACTCCTTTAGGAGCAACAATTAAAGCACCATTAACTTTGCCTTTGTCGTAAAGCATAGCTAGATTGTCTATTAATACTTTTGTTTTACCTGTACCCATTTCCATAAAATAAGCATAAGTTTCTCTATTCCATGACTTTTCTAATGCAGTCAATTGATGAGCATACGGTTTAGTTTTAAATTTGTAATTCATCTTCTTTCTAGTTGACAAGATAACAATTCGAACCTATATTGTCAAGCATGAAAGAAAAAATTATTAGGTACGAAGACATTAAAAAAGGTGACTCACCTACAGTACACGTTATTCAACATATTCCAGGGACAGCAGAGGGTAGACCTAAAATAAATATTATGGGTGCAGCTGAATACGGAAGATTTAAATTTTTACTTCCCGAACTTTCACAAATTATTTTTTCTCCTGGTCCACTTATTTTTAAACTAAGAAAAGAATTAGCTAACTATAAAAAAACAGATTATTTATTATTAACAGGTGATCCTGCAATAATAGGTGTGGCCTGTTCTATAGTTTCTGATATAACAAACGGCAAATACAACCTATTGAAATGGGATAAACAAGAAAGAAAATACTACGTCATTGAAATAGATCTATATGAGAAAGGAAAAATAGATGAGCATTAAACAACAAATAAAATTCAAAGAAGAAATAAACTTTGAAGCAGATCAAGAAAATGTTTTACAAAAAACAACAAGCTTACAAACTTTAGCAGACCAAGTAGAAAAGCTAGAGTCTTTACAAGCTAGACTTGACTTACAAGAAGACAATATAAAAAATACAAAAAAACAATTAGAATACATCTCTGGAGAAGTAATTCCAACTATGATGTCTGAGATGGGTTTATCGCATCTTAAATTAGTAGATGGATCAACAGTAGATGTTAAACCGAATTACAGTGCAAATATTTCTGTAGCAAACAGAGAGAAAGCATTTAACTGGCTTCGTGAAAATGGCTT